GCGTTCAGCCATTCCGAACGGGACTTGTCGTCGGCTTCGATGCCGTCGAGGAGTTCTTCGGCAACGCGTCCAAGCACGAACGAGTCGAGGGCCATCGCAAGGTTGGCGTCGTGATCGGACGTATCGATGTCGGAATCAGAGGGTGGATTGAAGTCCACAACAACCCCGCCGTCGTCCGTTGGGATTGTAAGCGCACCCATGTCGTCGGGCATAGGAGGAATCGACAGCGGGTCTTTCATGACGATGTTGACCGACGTGTCGGACGCGTCAGACGCAGCTTTCCGACTCCGGCGCTTGCGGCCCGGATTTGACGAAGCTGATTTTGCCATAGCTTAGTGAACCTTCGCGACCGGCGCGCGTACGTCGCCGGTCTCAATGACGGAAATCAACTCGTCGAGTAGCCAAAGCATAGAATTGATCTGATCCTGCATGCCCTCGACCATTGCCACATTCGGGACCGCTCCCCTTGCAAGGCAAGAAATCGACTTTGCGTGAAGATCAATCAGCTTAGTGATGTCTGCCGTTTTAGGAGCGTCCATCAGTTCACCTGCTCTGCCGGCGCGTGGCCGTTCTTCTCAGCGTCCGCCTGAGCTTTGGCACGGGCAGCTTCCGCTAATCCAACAAGCTCCTCGGACATGGAATAGAGCTTTGCGCATTCCGATCGCACAGCTTCTGGGCTGAATGACTGCTGCGGCTTCGATACGTAGTCGTGAATATCTCGCGAGATGCGTTCGATAAGTGCGAGAATGATCTCGACGTTTGAAACGGGCAGCGTTTTGGGTTCAGACATTTTATGGTTTTCCTTGGAGGGATTGAAACTCACGAAGGATACAAAGCTTGCGGCGGGCCGCCTTTGTGGCGCCCAAGCTCGCGTTCGATCATGGCGCGCTCGTCCTTGCGAACGGCGAGCCCAATCTCTCGGATATGCGTCAACGCCTGCGTGGATGAGTCTACCAAGTCGTCAGTTGCGCCTTTTGGGAATGACGCAAACTCGTCAACTAACATCTGGCCCCATTCCCGATACGTGCCGTCTGAATAAGCCGGAAGAAATATCTGTCCGTCCGCGAACATCGGCACAACCGCGTGACAGCGTGTAACCTTGTCCAAGCCTTTGGGGTCTACGAGTTGAACGGTCCAGCCTTGGCCGGCATGAAGGCGGCGGATTTCTTGCGCCACCGAAAGCCCTGAGGCTTTGCTTTCAATCAAGAGCTTGTGAACCCGGAACCGTTTGCAAGAGTGCGCCACCCATTCAACAAGCCCCCAGCTTGCCTGAGTGCGCTTGACGAACTGGGCTTCTGTCTCGCCTGCTAAACGGTCCTGATGCGGCCCGTGGAGTTCCAGTCTCTTGCGCCAGGCGTTCAGGCAGATGATGCGAGAGTGACCCTTTTCATCGTACCAGACGCCCCAGACCGTAAACCCGGATGGGTCATTTTCTTGCTTCGCGGTATAGGCGGGATCGAGCGAGGCAACGACGTACTGGCACGGCGGGATTTTGCCATCGTCAGTTGTGTAGTCTTGCCACCATTCTCGCTTAATGATCGCCCCGCCACGAACTTCCGGCGTCTGCTGGTATTGTCCCGAATATGCGTAAGGACCGATGGTGCGCTTTATTTGATCCGTCACACGCCGCGGAAAGCGCTCTGGCCATGCCAGTTCACCGTCCTTAGTTCTCGGATCGCGCCAGCCGATACTGGTTTCGCATCGCCTTGATGAATCGAACTCCATCGGCACCATCAGGTGCTCGTATTCTAGTTCGACGAGCGTGTTGCTGGCGTCAGCTTCATGCGATCGCTGCATGATCGCCACGATAACGTCTGTATCCATGTTGTTGAGGCGGTTGGACATCGCCTCGCGAACCCATCGAACCGTCTCGGTCCGGATAACCTCGGATTCCGCTTCCTTGATGTTGTGCAAGTCGTCGCAATTGTGAACGAGAACACGCTCGGCGAAGTAGTTGCTGTTCTTGCTAATCGACAGGTTGTAGGTCGCGGCGTCCTTGCGCTCAAGCCGCCTGACGGCTTTGATCTTCCGCTTCTGCGGTTGGATAGACGGCAAGCCAGCCTCTTTCAATAGCACGATCCATTTCACGAGCAGTCCATCCAGATCGAACCAGATCAATAGTTTGAATTTTATCTCCGAAGCCGCCCCATGTTCGGGTCATGATGCTCGGCTTGCGGGCTTTAAGGACGGAATGCAGCTTTCGGAAGTAATGGTTCTTATACTTCGACATGGACAAGGCGATCTGATATCGCAGTTCCATATTCTGCATGACCTCGCGTTGCTTATTGGAGACGCGGCGGCAATAGTCAGGTGTGCGACCCTTATTCTGCGCCTCAATATAACGCGCCCGATTTTCCGGGTCTGCCCATCTTTTCTTACCCATCTCAGATATAGAGCGCGCCAACTTCATGGATGGCTGAAGTTTCCTTGGTTTCCGGCGCTGTACCATTTGGCGAGCCCGATACTCCGGATCCTGCCAGTACGCTCTGACTGCTTCAGCGCGAGCGGCGCGTTTCTCTGGCGTCCAAGCCTTAGACTGGGCATTCCTCTGCTTTTGCTTATAGGCTCGACTGGCCATAGTGGCCTTCATTCGCTTGACGCGAGCTACCTCACTTCTTGGCTGAAGCCGAACGACACCATTGCCTCCAGGGGTAGAATTGAACCCGCGTGGCCAAAGCGTATCGTAATCTAGGATCGCTTTAATCTCGGCGGCTGCTAATTCTTCCCAAGGCAGTTCCGCCAACACTTCCAGGACCATTGCGTCTTCGCCATAATCCTTGAACGCATCGTGTAAGGGACCCCGTAGACGACGCTTCTGATATCTGGCGTGCGCTATAAATCGCAAACGCGGCGACTTAGTCGTAATGCCAATATATGAGCGTCCACACGGTGATATTATCCGATAGAGATAGCCAATTTTAGACAATCAGAACCTCGTCATTTGGCGTCAATTCATCGGCCCTTTTATATCCGGAAGCGACCGTAAATACCAGATGATCAGACGTACAGACGAGCTTTTCCCCTGTCACCAATTCAATTTCTACGTAATCTCCCGCCGGGTTTGTTTCGTATTCCAGTATGCTCTGCCATTCCGCCCTTTCGCTTTCATGGTCGAATGACAAAACCCGAATCTGAAGACGTTTTTCAACAATCTCGCCAATGGCGATTTCGCCGATGTCACTCAGAACCCTTGCTTCATATGGCAGGCAGATAATCCGATTGCCGCGTTCGCCAGTCCCAACACCACCTACGGACGAAGCAAACTTCCAACCGGTCTTCGTGTTCGAGACTTTGACCTTGCCATCCTCGACGAGCTGGATGCGGTCACCCCACATATCCTGATACTTCTTCGACTTTACGAGATCGCGGAACTTGGCGTTATCTCGCTCAGTCAGGTGCGAGGCATAGGAGAACGTCACATACCGCATGTGGCCGAGATCCATTGGCCCCCATTCCCACGCCGGCCAGAATACATTGACCAGAAGCGACTTCATAAAACCGGGCGGCACGTTCGCTAAGAAGCGATTGATCTTTCCTGCTGTTACGGCCTCAAGATGCTCGCACAGAGCTTCTAAGCACCATCCCTCTACAAACGGCTGAACTGGTTCCAGAACGTCCCAAAAGTACCGGACGAAATTAATGAGCCGTTTCTGGCGCTTTTTTTCCTGCCTTCGATCCAATTCGGCCGCCAGCTTTTGCTCCAGCAAGGGCAGCAGCGATGGATCTAACCTCGTCGAGTCGCTCAAGCAATTCCTCATCGGACATGTCTTGCAGCGTCATATCGTTGACGTTGATTTCCTTTGGCACGATCGCCGCAATGATCTTCAGATATTCGGCTGGCTTCTCAGCGCGGACGGCTGCAATGACGGCAACGCCGTTTTTCTCGAAGTCATCCGAGAGCGCGCTGATGAAAGATTCAGAGAGTTTGTTCCGGCTGCCCTTGGGACGACCCTTGGGATTTCCGCTCTGTCCGGGCTGCCAAGGTGTCAACTGCTTGGGGACTGTTTTTTCAGTTGTATCGGCCATGTCCTAATGCGCCTCAGCGCCATTCCCGTTCTTGACCTGAATGGCTGGTTTTACGTCCCGGCCAACCGTTGAATTGTTATCGATCCGGATATCCTTGTTATTCCAGGTCCAGCATTCTCCGGTGTCGTGCTGGAAGCAGATCCAGTACAAATCGTGCTCGTAGCCGTAGTCCAAAAGGAAGTGGCAGACAGCCTTCCCTTTTGGGGTTTTGAGTACGAGCGGCGGATCAAGCTGAAGGAGTGCCATCTTACCTCAAAGCACGGTTGCAAGTGTTGCAATTGTCCGGTTCGCTTTGATTATTCTTGACAATTGCATGTGACCCACTAGCCACTAGACTGATAAGCACGTCTAATTTTTGCTCGATCCGCGCCAGATGTGCGTCTGTTGCGATGGCTTCGGTATCGAGCTTTTCGGGACGCCAGTCTTTCATTTGAGGCATGGCGATCTCCTAGAATCTGAACGGCCCAGGTTTCCCCAGGCCGTTGACGTATGCAGGACGGCGGTAAGGCTCTAGCTGGCTCGGGCGTAGTCGCCAAAGTAGCGCTTAGCAGCCTCAACGTATGCGTCCGCAGCTAGATCGATATCATCAAATCGGCCAAGAATAATTTGCTGACCGCGAACACAAATTTGGGCACGCCATTTGCGGTTAGATGCGTCCCAACTGACGCCCTTTCTGCCGCTTTTGTTGTTCTTCTGCGCCGTGCTGTTAGCTTGGTTTTCAGAGACATCGGCCAAGCGCAAATTCGACCAACGATTATCGGTCTTATCGCGGTTGATGTGGTCAATGTATTTGTGCGGCCAATCGCCGGTCATGATGTAGTAAGCCAAGCGATGAGCTACGTATGCCTTCCCCAACAAACGCACCATCAGGTAGCCATTGGATCTATTGATGTATCCGGCCGGTTTTCCGGCAAGCCAATTATTCAATGACCTTGATAGTCTTTGGGTTTCAAACGCGTCCGATGCGGAAATGAATTTTGGCTCTCGGAACTTCCATTTAAGAATGCCGGTTGCAGGGCAATAATCCAGTAGAGACCTAACCTCATCAACCGTTAGTCGGCACTGATCTGCCTTCAATGAAGCATCCCTTTTATTAAGAAGAGGCCGGCACCAAAAGCACCGACCTCGCACTTTGGACAGGCGTGACTTAGGATGTACTCGGCTCGGCTGGCAAGATGAGCCAATAAGTGGGAGTTCCACCTGACTCTTTGCGGGCCTTTTCGAGACTGATGCGGTCCATGGTGCCATCCTTTCCAGATAGGAAATGATACGCGAGACATACGAGAGGCCGGATGGCGGGGCCAAATCAGTATTCCAAATCAGTCCTAGACCGTTATTGCCCGATTTCATTCGCTATCGGAATTAGGGGCCATTGGCCATTAAGGTGTTGATTTGAAACAGAAAACGCCCGAGAGGTATTAGCTCCGGGCGCATCGCGATGTACGCGCAATATGCAGGTGATTCGGCACGACGTCAATAGAGAAAATGATTTGGCACGCGATGTTTATATCATGATTTGCGGGATGGGTCACTCAGGTGATTTTGAAGCGGAATATCGCCTCCCGAAGGTTTGGGGGAATCGCGTTCCTTCTTATACCCTCTCCTCCCCCTCTTTCGACTTGCATGAACGCGTCGGCCCAAACCCACATCGGCGGGTTGTCTCCAGCATTCCATCCATACGAACGGACAAGATCAATGGCGCGCCCGACCTTCTCGGGGCCTAGGCGATCTTCCCAAGCTTTCATGCTTTCAGGTTTCATCAATGCATCTCCCTCCGTCTTGTCACTTCTACAAATTCCTCCCACATTTCATTGAATTCTTCCTCTGAAATATCGGGTCTTAGCTTCTTGCAGACGTCCCACCATTCTGTTCGGTCGTATTCGTCGAGATGGATCATTCGGCTAGTCCCATCATAACGTCCGCGACTTCGAGCGAGAGCCACTTCTCTGCCGTGCAAAGGTCGCCAACTGACATATGAGACCACAGGACGTCCCAATCCCCATCGTTGCTCTGCGAAAGAACCACGACAGCTTTCGTGTTTTTCAAATGCGATAGCGCCCGGTGAAGAAGAACTTCTGGCGTGAGCTTCGTATTGGCTAGGTGGACAATCTCGCTCATCGTGCCGCCTCCAATCTCCGAACCTCAACTCGTTCATCCTCGTTGATCCATCTCACAACCGGGCACCGTGGGTCTTTGTACAAACGGATCAGCTCTGCCCCAAAAGCGAGAACCGCCGTTTTGGTGCTCCACCGCAATGAGCTTTGATCCTTGAGCGTAGGCCACAAGACCTTCCCGAACTCCACGAGATCAAACGTCTTGCCGTCCTGCTGAATGTCCGACCGGTAGACCAGCTTGCGGAGCACCTGGTTAAACACGGCGTTGCCGGCCAACTGCTGCTCTAGCCAGACGTGCCGCTGATGGCCGTCACGGACGCACTGCGGGACATTGCCGACCCCTCCGAGACGTGCTCCGGGGCTTCCACCGCCTGTCCTGTTGAGATCGGCAACGCTAATCCTGAGATGATATTCGCTGTCCTGCAGAAATCGGCCGAACACGAGGCGCATTTCCTCGGGAAAGGACTCAGCGTGGGATTCCGTGATCGGTCTGACACGATAGCCTTTGAGGGAACCGCCCTTGCCGTAACCTAGGTGGCGGGTTTCGATGTTGCCCTTGTTCTTGGATATCCATTCAGCGGTTGGCTCTGTATCGTGCGCAGGAGGCTTCTGAGCGGGTTTGTAGACGAGCGGCGAACCTTGGATGGCCAGACGCGCTCGTGCCGCTCTGACGCGTTCCTCGGGGCTTCTAGCCGCTATCGTCATTCCTTCACCCAACCGACCTTCGCGTTTCAAGGCGAGACGTTGCTTCAGCATCGCGGCGGACGAAATGATTTTCATTCCCGTCTGTTCCCTCAGCGCTTCGCGCGCAAACATCTCACAAGCAAGCTAAACGCGTTGGTTTCCAGGCCGCTCATTGAAGCCTCCCATTGACTTGCGTCACCACATCATCTGCAAATCTTTCGGATGGTAATGGTTGCCGTCCTCTCGCGATATTCGGCATATCGATATCCGGCAGTGGAGGTGGTGCATGCTGCTCTGGATCAACCCACATGCCTATGCCGTACAGAGCTTTCTCGATGATGTCCTGAGCCGCATCGTTCAAACGTCTTAGGTTGTTTATTGCCTTTGCAAGTTCGTTCGATCTTCCGAGTTCTCGTGGAAGATCTGCTTGCAGCTGTTCTCTCGCAAAGAGTAGGTCTTGGAGACCTTGGTTGAAGCGTTCGAGATCGGATTTCATTTCTCCCCCTTCCAATGTAAGCCGAGAACGCCCTGTCTAACGGGCGTTGCCTTTGTAGAATTTTTCGCGCGTATCTTGGCGCTGGCGTCGCGTTTGAAATAATACGGGATCGGAACAAGAGTGACTTTTCCCCGTCCGTCTTGGTGGACTTTGAAGCCCTTTATCCGCGTTCCGACCCGCATTATTTGACCTCCAAGAATTTCAATGGAGCCAAACTCACCGATACTTTCCGCTTTGAAATTGCCGCCGCTCTTGCGCCTTTTATCGCGCCTCTCCGGTAGGCGTTTTTATCAAATGTGACTTCAAACTTTTTATTCCGCGCTTCGTCCAGAAGCTCATAGGCTTGCGCTTCGGTAATGCCGAAATGTTTGGCAATTGCGAGTGTGTCGTTGTTCTCGCTCTCGCGGAATTTGGAAAGGACTTGATTGGGGTGGATCATTCGGCGGCCTTTCCGAGAAGATGTTCGATGACTGTCTTTGCGCCCTTCTTGCTGTTGCACGTCGCGCAACTTGGGATGAGGTTCGCGATGTCATCGGAGCCGCCTTTCTTGACGCTCAAGACATGATCGGCGTGGAATGTGTTGGGCTGGCCAGCTTTCATCGTGAGAGTCTGCCCGCAGTAGACGCAAAGACCGGATGTTTTGGTCCAAACTGCTTCGCGCGATCGCTTCGGCAATTGCTCCCTCTTCGAACGGCGATCCCGCGGGAGCCGGCCAATCAATGCGGTGCCGAGCTCGGGAGTGAGAAAACGTTCCTCAACTAGGGCGTTAAGATAGTCACGGGTCGGCTTTACAGCCCAATTCCACGCGGCCGACAGGTTGGGCAGACTTCCGTGCGGATGACGGAGGCTCATCGTCAGCGGAATGCCCTCGTGCATGTTGAAATTGCGAACGATGAAATCTTCGCCAGTCAACCAAACAACGATTTCAAGACGCCCCCATTGACGTTTCTCGCCTGCGTTCAATTTTGGCGGCATCTTCTGCCCAGGCTGAACGAGCCAATGTGTCATCCATGAGCGATGGCAGATCGCGTCGCCAAGCGAGTGAGGCCCGTAATGGAACGGCGCCCCTATACCGACATTGGGTATGCGATCATCCGTGTTTCTGCTCATCAGCATCAATGCTTCTCCCGCGAAATTCCTGCTTCGGTGTAGCGTTCCGTGAGTTTCAATTCGTCGATGATGTGGCGCGGCACAACGCATTCTCGTGTGCCAGGCGGCGGCCCGAGGCGATCTGTCGGCCAAATGCCGTTTGCGTGCTTGGAAATGGATCCGCGCCACATGGCGTCAGTCACGCAGGCCAGTTTCGCGTCGTCCTGCCACCAGGGCGTATCAGGCTGGAAGTCGGCTTTGCAGACGTCGTCCTCCCACGATCCGGCGTTCAGCCAAGTCGTCGGCTTCGGCGTATATTCCGGATCCGGTCGGCTGGCGGCGTATCGCGTTGCCGCTTCGATCAGTGTTTCGGCTTTTGCTCGCAGTCCACGCCGGTGCTTGCCGGTGATGATCTTTCGGAACGTCTCCCTCGCTTCGCCTTTCGATTGCTTTCGACCAGGCGGAAACGCCTTCCAGAAATCTTCGAAGGCTTGATCAATGAGGGACAGCCCCCCCGTGGGGGGCGTATGGGGGTTCTTTCTTTCTTCACTTATAGGCTTAGGCTTAGGCTTAGGACGCGCGCGCCCGCGAGGGCTCTGGTCGTCTTCTGGCACAGTCGTGGCGCTGCACTCATTGTTTTCATTGTCTTTTTCGAAAAGATCCTCGTCTAGCTGTGAAGGAAGTTCGCCTGACTTCCGCCGGACTTCTTCGGAACTTGTTGGGGGAAGTTCGCCGGAAGTTTGCTGGAAGTCCGGGGGGATCTCCGCTTCACGCTTCTTTTCTTCTCTCGCTTTGGCGGCCTCAGAACGACGTTTGAACTCCCGCAAATAGTTCGAAATCTCGCGCTCGACTCTTGAGTTGGATATACGGCCGTCAGCAATATAAATTTTGCCGAGCGCGACCATGCGCGCCTTCATTTTTTTGTAGACCCTTATGTCGAGACTCATCGCCCGAGCGTTGTGCGCATCGTTGTCCGTGAGGTCGCCCATCTTGTCGTAGAGAAGGATGGTGAAGCGCCAATAGAACCCCTCCTCGTCGAGCGAGAAGCCTCGCGTGGCCGCCGTCCAATCGTTGAGATGCACCCGTACAATGTGCATCTTCGGTGCGTCCCCATCGATGATCGGAGGGCCATTGTTGTCGATCATGACGCGTCTCTCCGCGCCAGATCAGAAAATCGAGTCAATTCAGACTGGAATGCGAGTTCGACGATGCCGACCGGCCCGTGCCGTTGCTTGCCAATGATGGCTTCGGCTTTGCCGGCCGCGGCAAGCATCTTCTTTTGCCAATCGCGAAACTTCTGCTGGTCGCACACATCCGGCTTCTCGCGCTCGATGTAGTATTCCTCGCGGAAAACGAACATCACGACGTCGGCGTCCTGCTCGATCGAGCCGCTTTCGCGAAGGTCGGAAAGCTGCGGGCGCTTATCTTCGCGCTTCTCGTTGGCGCGACTGAGCTGCGATAGTGCGATGATCGGAATGCCGAGTTCCTTGGCGAGCGCCTTGAGCCCGGTGGTGATTTGCGTGAGTTCTTGGACCCTCTCTTTCTTCGTGCCCGAAAGGAGCTGCAGGTAATCCACGATCAGGAGCGCGAGACCGTGCTGGCGTTTCATACGTCGAGCTCGGGCCATCACCTGCCCGATGGTCAGGCCGCCGCGGTCATCAATGAAGATCGGAAGCGACGATAACTCTGTGGCAACTTTATCGAGGCGCTCGAATTCCTCTTGGTTGACATGCCCACGGAGGATTTTGGATCCGGAAATTTCAGCCTGGGCCGAAAGAATGCGAGTTGCGAGCTGCTCAGACGACATCTCGCATGAGAAAAATCCCACAGGAGCCGGTCGAAATTCGCCGTTTTCATCTGCGCATCCATGCTTCGCAACGTTGTAGGCGATGTTCGTTGCAAGCGCCGTTTTGCCCATCGAGGGACGGCCTGCGAGGATGATCAGGTCCGTTTTTTGAAGGCCACCGAGCTTGGCATCAAGGTCCGAGATTCCCGTAGAAAGACCAGAGAATCCGAACTTCTTTGCGGTCTTAGCTCGTTCAACGGCCAGCGTTGTTGCCTGTCTGAACGAAAGGACGCCGCCGCGGTCAGTGTTGCGCTCAGCAAGCGCAAAGAGCCGCGCTTCGGCATCTTCTACGATGCCGGCCGCTGCTTTGTCGGCGCTCGCCTCTCCGGCCTCCGTCGCCAAATCGTGACCAATCAAAATCAACGCTCGGCGATCGGCGAGCTCGCGAATGGTCCTCGCGTAATCTGGCGCTCCTGAAACGGTCGTCGCAACGCGGATGAGGGAACCGAGATATTGCGTAACCGTCGTGACGCCATTGATGAGCGGTTCACGCTCGAAAAATGTTTTAAGCCGGACGGGGGATACGAGTTGCCCCTCCTGAATAACCAAGGAGGCGGCCGCAAATATGCGCCCATGCAGGGGGTCGAAGAAATCGTTTGGGCCGACGATCTCCGAAACGCGCTCGAAAGCGCGATTATCAAGGAGGATGGCACCCAATAACGATTGCTCGGCCTCAATGTTGTGAGGGAGCTCAATAGCGGTTCGCTTATCCGGATTAGGGCGTTCGAATGAATTCAGCATTTGACATCGCCTCCCACATTTTGGGTGCGGCGAACGGTGGAAATACTAAATTCCCACTTGTGGATTCCGGTGATATGTTCTATAAACATCTCGCATTCGCCTTTGAATGTTTTGCGTTCCGTTTCCTGATCGACCCGCCAAGGTCCTTCTTCAATCTTCCGGTTCTCGCTCGCCAAAGTCTGAACCGCCGATATTCAAATCGAGCCCCGCGCCAACGGGGCTCTTTTCGTTTTTAGAGTGGCGTTC